ACAGGTCCAAAGGTTACTCGGGCGAGCGCGTCTCGACGCACGCGGTCGAGTGGCAGATCCAGCAATACACCACGCTTAACGACGCCGTGGCCTACACCTACCAGCAGGACGGCCACAGCTTCTACGTGCTAAATTTTCCGACCGCCAATACGACGTGGGTCTATGACGTGGCGACCGGCGTCTGGCACGAGCGCGCCGGGTGGGAAAATAACAACTTCACGCGTCATCGCGGCAACTGCCAGATGAACTACAACAACGAAATCGTCATCGGCGACTATGTCGGCGGCGGTTTGTTTGCTTATGATTCAACAGTTTATACCGAAGCGGGCTCTATCCAGAAGTGGCTGCGGTCATGGCGCGCGCTGCCTACGGGCCAGAACAATCTAAAGCGCACGACGCAGCACAGCCTGCAACTTGACTGCGAGACGGGCGTAGGTCTCACAGGCGACGACTATCAATATCTTGACGGCCAATATCTAGCCACTGAACTGGAAGAGCAGCTTATCACCGAAGATGGCGATTACATAGTAACGCAAAGCGCGCCTTTGGCTCCCGGCGTCAATCCGCAGGTCATGCTGCGCTGGTCGGATGACGGTGGCCATACATGGTCAAACGAGCATTGGAAGTCGATGGGCCGTATCGGGCAATACGGCTATCGCACGATCTGGCGGCGGCTTGGCATGACTTTGAAAATCCGCGACCGCGTGTATGAGGTGTCAGGGACCGATCCGGTCAAGATCGCGATCATGGGCGCTGAACTTATATTGAGCCCAACGAATGCCTGATATTGCAAACAATACGCAGATCCCGGCGGCGCGTGTTCCGATATGGGATAAGTTGACTAATTTTGTCACCCGCGAATGGTATAGGTGGTTTTATAACACCTACATCGCGGTCGAGGCTGGCCGGCGATATGGCTCATTCTACAGCACGACGACGTTCACGCCCGCTGCGACAAATACGGCCTACGCGTTGACCTTTGACCAAACATATACACGCGCTGACGGATCCAACGTAGTCTACGGCGTCTATATCGGGACGCCATCGTCGAGAATATATGTAGACAACATAGCTACGTATAATTTTCAGTTTTCGGCGCAACTCAGGCAGACTTCTGGCGGCACGCATAACATTTATATCTGGCCCCGCGTGAACGGCGTCAACGTCGATGATTCCGCCACGCAGATCACGATGGGCGGCGGCGCAAATGCGGCTACTGTCGCCGCGTGGAATTTCGTGCTAAATCTTCAGTCGGGCGATTATTTTGAGCTGATCTATTCGGTTAGCAGCACAAATATTCAGATCCCCTATGTGGCGGCGGCTAGCCCAGTCCCGGCGATTCCTTCGGTCATCCTGACCGTAACCAGTTGTGTAGGTGCATAATGGCTGTCATCACCCCCATACCCAAAACCCAGTTCATCGGTGCTGACGGCGCGCCTCTCGTAGGCGGTAAAGTCTACACCTATCAGGCCGGCACGACGAGCCCGCAGGTCACCTATACGGATTCGACCGGATCGGACGCTAACACCAACCCGATCATTTTGGACTCGCGTGGCGAGGCGAATATCTGGCTCGGCGAAGCTACATATAAATTCAAGCTGACTGACGCCAACGATGTCGAGATCTGGACGGTCGACTACATCTCCGCGCCGACGACGGCCGTCTCGCCGGTTCTGACCGGCAACGTCACGATCTCGACCGACTCGTCTGGCCCGGCGCTTAAAATTACCCAGACCGGCACGGGCGACGTTATGCGCGTGCAGGACAGCGTCGACCCTGATCTTACGCCTTTCGTTATCAACGCGGCCGGGCTGGTCGGGCTCGGGACCGTCGCCCCGGCCGAAGCGCTGGACTTAGACAATAACGGGCGCATACAGTTTTCGGCTAGCGGCACGCCACGCACGGTTATCTCGGCCGACTCTACCAACTCAACTATAGATGTCCGTGACGCCCGTAACCTTGTTTTGCGTGTCAATAGCGGCAACCGGCTGACAATTGCCAGCACGGGCATGACCACGCTTGCGAATGGTCTGACCGTGTCGGCCAGCGGTGCGGCGATCACGGGCAACAGTTCGGTAACAGGCACGCTTACGGCTACGACGTTTTCGGGGGCTTGGGAAAACTTGCCCGCCGGCACCGTCATGCTGTTTGTGCAGACTTCGGCTCCAACGGGATGGACGAAGTCTACGGCGCATGACAATAAAGCACTGCGCGTGGTGTCGGGTTCTGCCTCGTCAGGCGGCAGCGTCGCGTTTACGACGGCGTTTGCTTCGCAGGCTGTGACCGGCACGGTCGCCAGCTATACGCTGACGACGGCGGACATTCCGTCGCATAATCATAGCGCTACCAGCACCAGCTCTAGCACCAGTTCGGTAACGGATCCGGGGCACAATCACACCGCGAATGTTCAGCAAGCACCTTATTCCGGCGGCGCTACACCTGTAAACGGCGCGAACGCAGGCACCTTAACAACCAGCACCGCTACAACAGGCATCACGGTCGCCACGACCACCACAACTTCTACGACTATCGGCAATACGGGCGGCGGCGGTGGCCACAGCCATGGCTTCTCCGCACCAAACATAAACCTCGCCGTCCAGTATGTAGACGTAATCATAGCGACGAAAAACTAATGGAACTCAAGAACGGAACCTTCTGTCCGCTCATCAAAAAAGACTGCGTGCAATTAAAATGCGCGTGGTTTACATTGTTGCGCGGGACAAACCCCAATACGGGCAAAGAAATAGACGAATGGATGTGCGCTATTACGGCCATGCCTATGCTTCAGATTGAAGTGGCAAAGGAAGTCCGTCAGGGCGCAGCCGCGACCGAGTCTTTCCGTAATGAAGTGGTTGCTATATCATCGCAACCCGTCACGCCGCTCATCGGCAGGAGCTAACAATGGACCCTTTCACCTTAGCCCTTCTCGGCAGTTCCGCCGCCAGCGGTCTGGGGTCCGTTCTGGGCGCTCGCGCCTCGGGGCAGGCGTCGCAGGCGCAGTCGCAAGCAGCCACACTGTCGGCGCTCATTCAGGCGCAACAGGCCGAACAGGCCCGTCAGGACATCCTGCGCGGGCAGGGGCAGGCAACCACGGCGCTCCGCGAGGCGCAGGCACCGACGCTGCAAGCGCTCCGCACATCTTCACAGCAGGCGCAGGATCTGTTGCGTGGCGGCACGACGGCGGCTTCGGGTGAACTTAGAGCCGCGCGCGAAGCCGCAATTAGACCACTGATTCAGGCTGAGCAGGCTCAACAGCGCGCGCTGATGACCGGGCAGCAGCAAGGTCTTGGCGCTCTTGGCGGCGCTTTTGGTATGCAGGCCGGCTATCAGCAGCCCTATGTCTCGACAGGTGCGGGTGCGCAGAATCAGCTTGCGGCGCTTTACGGCGTCGGAGGCAACCCTAACGCGCCGGGTTACGGCTCGGCTATGCGCCAGCCGACGCTTGAAGAGCTTCAGATGGACCCCGGCTATGCCTTCCGTATGGCTGAAGGCCAGCGGGCTATGCAGTCGACGCTTGGTTCGTCGGGTATGCGCGGCTCGGGCGCAGCGCTTAAAGCCGCGACGCGATATGGACAGGAAGCTGGCAGTCAGGAGTATCAGAACGCCTACGCTCGGTTTATGGCGAATCGTCAGGCGGCGCTGTCCGGCCTTCAGGGTCTTGCGGGCTCGGGTCAGGGCGCGGCGAATGTTATGACGCAGGCGGCGGGCAATCTCGGCACGGGCGCGGCGGGGATATTCGGCACAACGGGCGCTAATTTGGCCAACATCTACGGGACGACTGGCCAGAACGTCAGCAATATTCAGTCGGCGACCGGCCAGAACCTTGCCAACCTTCAGGCGCAGCAAGGCACCAATCTGGCGGCGAATGTGCTGGGCACCGGCCAGAACGTCGCGAACGTCTATTCGGGCACCGGCACCAATCTGGCGAACGTCTACACGGGCACGGCTCCGCAGCTCGCCAACATCTCGCTCGGCACCGGGCAGGCGCTCGGCACAGGGCTGGAGAATGCCGCGCAGGCCCGCGCGTCTGGCTATATGGGCGGCGCTACTGCGCTGTCTCAGGCGCTGGGCAATGTCGGGCAGAACGCGCTGGCCTATAGCATGATGGATCGTTTTGTGCCGGGTGCCCCGACAGGCTCATATCAATTTGGCGGCCAAAGCGTGCCCTACTTCGGGAGACCCGCATAATGCCGGTTCGTTACGACATCGCCGCGCAGATTCCGCAGGTAGGCGGCGGCCAAGATCCTATGAACATGCTGGCGCAGTATCAAATGCTTGGTTATCGCCAGCAGCAGAACGCGCTTGCGCAGATGCAAATGCAGAAATTGCAGCAGGAACTTGAAGCCCAGCAAGCCATTCGCGGTATGGCTGGCGGCATAAATATGAACGACCCGCGTGTGGTCAATCAGATTTGGGCGCAAGATCCCGAGTTTGCGCGGCAGGTTTACGCATCTCAGTTGGCCGGACAGCGTGAAAGCCGGATGGCTGAGCAGGCCGCCGCAAGCGCCGCTAACATTCGCGCTGAGCAGGCGCTTCGTCAGCGCGAGTTTGAGGAATTAAAACTCCCTAAAAGTCAGCTTGAGTCTGAAAAACTTGGCCTTGAAAAGCAGAAACTTGGCGCGGAAATTACGCGCGAAGAGCGCGCCGGCAGAAAGCTGGATTTTGAGATTAACAAAGAGGCGCTTGACCGCGACGCGAAGATGCTGGAGCGGCTAGAGAATCAGGCCGCTAAAATTTACAACATGAACGGTAGAGGTTACGAAGATTTCTACCGCACGGCGTCTAAACAAAACGAAGCATTTGCGAAGATGCTGCCGCCGCAATATGACGCGGACGCGCTCGCCGGTTTTATTGAGACCGCTTCGTCTACGCGCGACCGTTTAAAGTCAGCCGGCGATTACGATCTGCGCGAAATTCAGGGTCCGAGCGGCGCGACGCGCATCGTGGCCATACCCAAAAAAGCCCCGCAGATGGGCGCAGTCCCCGTTCCGGGCGCGGAAGGGGCCAAACCGGCCGATTACGGCTTTATGGCCGGGCCGCCTGATAGTGGGCTTGTCACGCGCACTAATCCGCGCACGGGGCAGGCTGAGCTTATTACGCCAATTCAGCCCGGCGCTGCGGCTTTGCCGCCGGCTCAACCCGGCGCTGCGGTGCAGCCCGCTACAGGCCGCTTGATTCCGTCTGAGATACGCCCGACGCCTGAAGCGCCGGTCGGCAGCGCCGCATATAACAATAAGCGTTTTGCGACGGAAGTTCTGGACACCATCGGGTTTAACGCTGAGACCGGCGAGGACCGCGTCAGTAAGTTAATTCAAAAATCTACCGGCGGCGGCCTTCAGAAAGGCGGCGCGGGGGTCCGCGCGTTTTTTGGCGGCACTTCGCCGGGTATGGCAGCACTGGCGGAAATCAAGCCAATAGTCCGTAAAATTGTCTTGGACAAAATGAACGGTAAGTTAGGCGCGGGCATTTCTAACGAGGACCGCGAGTTTATTACCGGACTGGCGGGCAATGTAGAAAACCCGGATCTCCCGGTTGGTGAGCGGCTTGCGGCGTGGAATAGCTTCAAGTCTATTATGATGAAATACGCTAATACCGGGGGCACGCCTGCCGCTACTGGCGCGCGCGCAAATCGTCCTTCGCTAGACGAGATATTCAAATAATGGCTGACATCAAATCCAAAGTTCAGACTGCGCGCGAAGCCGGATATTCCGACGCGGAAATTCGTCGGTTCCTGTTTTCGCAGCCCGCCGCCGAAGAGGCTCGTAAAGCGGGCTATTCAGACGCGGAGATTGCAGCGCATTTTGGCTTGATGGATAGTGAAGGCATCCCCGGCAAACGCGAGATTGTCACTCCGCCGCAGCAAGCCGTCGGGTATGTCGAAGAGCTTTTGGGCAACATTCCTGAAAGCACGCTGAAGTTTGCGCAGGGCGTTTACGAGACAGCGACAAGCCCGGTAGAGACCGCCAAGGCGCTAGGCGCAGCGGCGCTCAGCCCTGTCCAGACAGCCAAAGCTATCGGGGGCTACGCGGCAGAGCGGTATGGCTCGCCGGGCGCTATCGCCGAAACGCTAAAGACAGACCCGGTCGGGTTTTTGGCTGACATTTCCACTGTCGCTGGCGGCGCGGGGGCTGCGCTACGTCGCCCCGGCCTTCGGGCGCTGTCAGAAGCGACATCGCCAGTAAACATGATGGCCGGCGCAGTGCAGGCCCCCTTCTCAGCGGCGGGATATGGCTACGAGTTTGCGCGGAACGCTATGGCCCCGCGTTACGCCACCTATCTGGAAGCGGTCGAAGGGCGCGGGCCACAGATCGTAGAAGCTCTTCGCAGCCCGCAGGCGCAGCTTGTCCCCGGATCGGTGCCTACGGCGGCACAGGCGGCAGCGCCTGTCGGATCGGCCCGATTTGCGCAGCTCGGCGCGAGCGCGGCGGAAACGCTTCCAACCGAGTTCATGGAACGCGCCAAGCAGCAAGCGGCCGCGAGATTAGCCGAAATGCGGACTGTCGGAAGAACCGAAGCGCAGTTAGAAACCGCTAAGGCTGCACGCGCTAGCGAGGCCGGCGCGTTGTATCAGGCGGCGGAGCGCGGTAAGCCCATAGCGGAGACGCCCGAGTTCACAGAGCTTATGTCGCGCCCGTCGATGGACAAGGCGATGGCGCGTGCTGCTGAACTGTCGGCTGAGCGCGGGCAGGTGTTCCAGATCGGCAAGACGACGCCCGAAACGCAAGTTCCGTCGCCTATTCTTGGGCCGTCAGGCGAAACGCTTATGCAGACCGTCCCGGCTACGCAGGCCAAGTATCCGATCTCCAGTTTCCATAATCTGAAACTGGCCATGGATGATCTCATCCGTAATCCTGAACGGTTTGGAATTGGCGCGTCCGAAGCGGCGGCTATCGCCAAGACGCGCGGCGAGCTTATCGGTTTTATAAAGCAAAAATCGCCGCTGTATGAAAAGGCGCGCGCGACGTTTGCTGAAAAGAGCGGGCCGATCAACCGCATGGAGATTGGCCAATATCTTGAATCCAAGCTCTTGTCGCCATTAGCCGAAGAGGCCCCGCAGCGCGCGGGCGTCTTTGCGACGGCTGTCGAGCAGGCCCCTCAGACCATCAAACGTGCGCTGGAGGGCGCGCCGCGCTTCGAAAAATTATCCGATGTTCTAAAGCCTGACGAAGTCCGTAAGGTCGAAGCCATTCGGGCAGATTTGGCCCGCGAGGCCGAGGCGCTGCGGATGGCTCGCGCAGCAGCGCAGGCCGGCCCGGAAGCGGCGCGCAATCTACAGATCCCTCGCGCTAACCTCATGGACCGCGTATTTAACGTGGCCAATAAGGTTATCAGTTCGCTGGAGCGCAAAATCGACAAACGGCTTGCCATACAGATCGCCACTGAAATGCTGGACCCGCAGCAGGCGGCGCAGGTCATTGAAGACGCTGTTAAATACGCGGAAGAAACCAGCGCTCGCGGCAAAAAGATACGTGAGACCGGAAAGAAAGTGCGTGCTGATGTGCGTAAATACTCGCCTGAAATTACGGCGGCGGTTACAATCCAGAACGCATTAGGCGAGCGTAAAAACCAGAACGCGATGGCGAGGCGATGACGAGCGAAACACAGATCTTCTTCGACGTGGCCGTGGCCGTTATCGGCGCGCTGGGTGGCTGGATTCTGAACACGGTTTGGACGGCCGTGAAGGAACTCCAGAAAGCGGACAAGGAGCTGGCCGAGAAGGTCGGTGAGATCGAGGTGCTGGTCGCCGGGCGCTACGTTACCCGCGACGAGTTCAACAGCACGCTCTCACAGGTGTTCGCCAAGCTCGACACGATCCGCGACATGATCGCCAAAAAGGCTGACCGATGAATCTGGCCGTCTTCTTCGACGAGGTCCGCAACAGCCTGTTCGGTGGCAGGCTGACGCAGGATCAGGTCGTCGGGATGGAAAACATCATCAACTACCGCGATGACAACTATCGCAGCGTCACGGACGACCAGCTCGCCTATATGCTCGCCACGGTCAAGTGGGAGACGGCGCACACAATGCAGCCGATCAAGGAGTATGGCTCGCAGGCGTATCTGCGGTCCAAGCCTTACTTTCCCTACTACGGGCGTGGGCTGGTCCAGCTTACGTGGAAGGCCAACTACGAGCGCTACAAGATCGCCAACACGCCCGAGAAGGCGCTGGAGTGGCCGACATCGCTGTTTGTGATGTTCGACGGCATGACCAAGGGTATTTTTACCGGCAAGAAATTATCTGACTATATTGCAGACGGCCGACGCGACTACGTGAACGCGCGCCGTATCATCAACGGCACCGACCGCGCCAAAGAGATCGCGGCCATAGCGGACGACTATCGCGACGCTATCATCAAGGCTCAAGACGCCGTCGAGCCACCCTCTCCCCCACCGTCCGACGATCTGCAAGCCCGTTTCGACGCCATGCTTATTGTGGCTCTCCAGACCAACCCCCAAGTTCAGGAGTTGGTTCGGCAACTCAAAGAGGACTAGTTCAATGATTCACAGCCCCTACACCACCATCTCCGGCGTTCTCGCGCTTGCGACCGTCCTCTGGCACGCGTGGCAGACGAAGACGGTCAACTGGGAAGATCTCCAGAACGCTCTGGTCGGGCTCGGCCTTATCGCCGCCAAGGACTGGAACGTGACCGGCGGCACCAAGAGCAACTGAAGGCGACAGGCCGAAATTGCCAAACCCAAGACTACGGAAGAGACTGCTGCTGATCTTGACGCTGGTCGGTTCTAGCGGCTGTCAATCGACGAGCGGGGGTTGCCCTCCGCTCGTGAATTACACGGTCGATCAGCAATTACGCGCCGCGCGGGAATTGCGAAGTCTCCCGAAGGGAAGTCAGCTCGCTCAGTTTGTCACTGACTACGGGAAGTTTCGCAGCGCGTGTCGGCTTTGACGCCCGCGCTACCTTCCGGTCGGCCTTCTTCTGATACCCGATAACTTCCGAGCCTTCCTTCGATGCGATGTAATCCTCGGCGAAGGTCGCCGCGAACATTTCATAGTTCATCGCGTCAACGTGGCTGTCGAGATGATTCGGCGACGCAAAGGCGCGCGCGTTCTTTACGCACGCCAAGATGATGGCGATTTCGTAAGGATGGAAGTCGCGGCCAAGGCGCAGGCTGGCAAGATCAGCGATCAACTGGAAGTTGTCTTCGATCCCGCCGTAGTTAACGCCGCGCTCGGCGATTACGTCCCCGGCCAGCTTTAGAAGTTCGTGCGGTGTCATCTATTTCTCTCATTAATTCGGCCCGTTCACGCAACATCCGCAGCGTCGTAAAACGCTGGTGCAGACGTATGATGAAGGTGGACCGCCGAGCGTTACGGCGCTCGTCCTCCAAG